GCCCATAGCTCGAACAGCGTTAACCTCTTCGACTTTGTTTAAAAGCGTATCGAGAGGAACGCCACGGCTAGTGCAATACTTTCGGAAAGCCATCACTGCCTCACCGCCCCGCTCTGCCGCAAGATAGTCTTCACGAATAGCCCGTTTAAAAGCGCCACGGAGAAGTCTGTTCCAAGGCTCGTAAAACAAATTCATGGCTCCCGTAGATAGGCGAGCTTCGCCTTGAAGTTGGGATTGAACTTCAAATTTGGTGCGTTCCGTTGAATCGGGATTTCCTGCTGTGGACTGATATGCCCCTGCCCGTTGTTGCAACTGCTGTTGCATATCTTGCAACACTGGGATTGCGTTTTGAGAAATGTTGGGAAGGGTTTTCTCGATGATATTTACCCCGGCGTTAAGAACGCTAAAAGGACCTAGGTACTCAAAAGCCATGTTTTCCATGGAATCCTCGCTGTCGGGCTGGATTAGCAGACTTGTTGAAAGCATAGCTCCATCCACAAACTGACATCTCATACGATTGGAGACCTGGACGTGCGGGAAGATCTTGTAACCTAACCCACGGATGCTTTGGTAAAAGCCGTTGGTTCCTACCCCGTAAGTAAACGTAACGAAAGCGTCACAAGCATTACGGAACCTATTTCTTTTTGCGTATAGAAACTCTTTGTTCGATCCATCCGCCAACGAGATGTAGTGGGAAATAGTTCCGTCAAACTCTTTGACCCAAAAATGAAGGACACGGATTTCGGAAGCAGACCCATGTGCCACGAAAATGTCGTTGTTTTTCAGATCCTCTTCGTAGCGTTCCCAATCGGTAACATAACTATGGGAAAGTCCACCTGCGTTCGTCAAAATAGCTGTTTTCACCTCGTCTATGTTCCAACCGATCTCGGAAGCACGTTCGGGATCACGAATAAAAGCGTATAATTCGTGAGCACGCATGATCCTGGGAGAACACGCAAGTTCTATGCTCTCTTCAGAAGCAAATGTTCTACGTGGGATAAGGAAATCGCCAATTTTACTGACCTGCCATCTCCAGTCGTATTCGTCTTCCCAATACGTCACAGATGTCCCGTGTTTAATGAAATAAGTGCTGTTGAGAACGTGTTTAAAACTGAACTCGTCCCAATCACGGAGCATTTTGGTAAACCCTTCGGCAATAATCTTTTCGTAATCGGCTTTCTTTTGAACGTCTGTTTCTTTTACTGAGACGCTGATTAGACATTCGACCGAATTGATTAGATCCACATAACTGGCTAATGCCGACTCAAGGAGGTACTCGGCTTCTCCAAAATTCAAATTACAACGGCTGGACATACCGCTTTGCGAGAGGACGGCGTTGTCGTAAGGAGCTGCCCCATCGAACATAGCGTCAACTTCCGCTCGGTTGTGGGCGTTGATATCGTCAGCCAGTTTCAGCTTTGTGTAGATACCATATGCACTTTCTGCATCCTTTAGCCTACTCGGAGGCGCTGAACCATCTGGATTCAGATTTCCGACCAAGGGATCGTTGGCTATAGGTTGAGTAAACTCCATGAAATAAAAATCGGGGTGAAAGTACGGTTATCGGGGTTGTATAGTGGTTGAATATACCTGTCAATCAGAAAAGATATCCATCTTGAGAGCCCGCCCAGAATTAACTTGGTTAAGTTTAAAGAAGTTCTCCCTGCGTTTAAAAGTTATGGTGCTTTTTTTCCGATTGATAGCGGTGGTCATGCCACCAAACCCAAATCTTTGACGACAGAGCTCAATTAAAATGGCTGCGGCGTCCGCAATGTCTGGCGACGCCCCGGTTCGTGACTTCATATCGATTTTGCTTTCCACCCTCATGCGTAGGGAAGTTCCTTTGTCGGTAGTGTATTTTCGAGCACACATTTCTTTGGCAAGTTCTTTGTCGATCCCTTTGAGTTGTCCTGTGCGAATCAGTTCTTTTGCGGAAAACCAAAGTTCACTTACCCGATTGACATATCGTTCATGCGAAGGAGTTTTATCCGTTACAGATACGGGAAGGTCGGAAGCCTTGCCGCCAAACTGAATACGAAGAACCTCCTGACTCCAAACCATGTCTACGACATCGCCAAATGGACCCCCAGCTCCAGAAGCGTCAAAAGCCGCATACTCAGGGCGAACCCCAGCCATTTCGCATCGTTCTTGGAATTGACGTACTATCTGCTCGGTTCGGGTTCGTTTTCTATCGGTGACATCGTCTTGGAGCATTTCGTAATGCGTAAAACACAAAGTGGGTAACCCATCCCTGGATATTCCAAATTGCCCATGAAAAAGAACCGACCTATCACCACCATTGGTAAATGCAGGATCAAGAGCAGCCACGTGGGTAGGGGGTTCTAGCCAAATGGCGTCTTGGTCTGCCCCTGCGGAAATAATTTCTGCCTCCGAGTATATGTTGTCCTCATCGCCAGTGGGTGCCCAATAGCCTCGAAACATTCGGTAATATGCCAAAGAGTTTTCGCCAAACTGACGCTTCGCATCATCAAGTTTGGCCTGAGTCACAATCCAAGGGTAGATCAGCTTTCGGGCAATCACGTTGGGGGATTTCTCACCATCGAAACGAATGCAGAGTCCTCGTTGGGTTTCCCATTCTTCCTCCATGGGAGAGATGGACTGCCATCCATTTTTAGGTTTACTCAAAACACCAAACGCATCGAAACGAGAGTTGGGGTTTCCAATGCCAATGAATTGGAAGTTTGGGTTCATGGCCAAATTGGACGCCGAGGCTTCTAAAATAGATTCCGAAAGCTCAGGCATCTCGTCGGCGATCACGAGTACGTTCTCATTTTTGAAACCGATCAATTTTCCGACCGCCTCTTTTTCTTTTTTCTTTTCCGCCGCAATCAGCGTGATGCCAGATTTGTCGGATGTTCCTCCTTGTCCATCGTCAAATCGGATGAGTCCCATGCTGTCCACTAGTTTGCCGGGAAGGGGAGGGGCGGATTGCCAGTAGTCTCGAATGCTTCCCCAAATACGTTTGCGAGAATCTTTGAGCGTGGTGGAGGTGACCAGCACCATGGTGGTGTACGGAGCAACGATAAAATTGATAATCGCCCAGACAGCGTAGAAATCCGTTTTGCCGCTAGACGCACACCCAGCAACGGCAAGGTATTTGTTTTCGCAAGACGCATCCAACATTCGTTCTGCCCACGGGTGCCAAATAAAAGGCTTCGGTCCATCCGCTGGCCACAACGCTGAGACGATCCGTTTGAAGTGAAACGCTTTTGTCTCACCGCCTTTCTCCAGCGGCATTGGGTTTTTGAACGAGTAAATCTCTCGGTTGAACTGGTCGATTTTTTTATTCCACCAACGACCATATTGAAACTCTTGGTCGGTGATTTCTACCAAACGACCATCGGGCGTTTTAAGCGTCCCTCTACTCGGAGCACTCATTATTTTTTGCCCTCCCGTGTAGGATCTGTGTAGAACTTTTTCTGTCTTACCTTTCTACAGAGTAAAAATGGTGGCGGGGGTAGGATTTGAAAATTGATCGTTACCATACCATATTAAAGTTGTTCACACCAGTAAAAATGCACTCTACAGAGTAAATGGTCAAGAAAGTTCATACACCATACGCACAAAGTTGCATGGTAGTTCACTACCTTTTTTGTTGAAATTTGTGTAGAAGTGTGTAGAACTTTTCCCATGAAATCCTTAAAAAAGAAGCCAGTCATCAGCTATCCATACTCCGAAGAGACATCCCTAGGAAAGGTAAAGATCTACCGCACCACTTTGAAGGGGAGTGCTTTTTACCGGGTCGTTTACAAGACCGCCGAGGGTCGCCAAGAAAAAACCTTTGCCAACGAGGCCGATGCCCATGCCCGGTTCGAGGAGATCGTGGAGGATCGAAAGAAAGGCGTCCTGGCACGGAACTCCATCACAACGATGGAGGCTGTTCAGCTTGAAGAGTGGAAACGAGTCCTTGCGGAAAAGGGTGCCACGCTCGGGGATGCCGTTCGAGTATACTTGGAATGGAGTTCCAAGGAATCCGTTATCCCGATCATGGCTGCCGATGCAGTGCAGAAGTACCTCGATACTTTTCAGCAGAAAGAAAAGCTCCACTACATCAACTCCAAACACATTATGAATGCTTTTGCCAGGGCGTTTGGGAAACGGATGGACAAGATTACCAAAAACGAGATCCAGACTTACTGCGAAATGTACAAAGCTACCAAGACTCGCAACAACCACTTGAACAAACTGCGGACATTTTTCCGTTGGGCTCAGGAAGAAAATTTTGTCCCCAAGGGGAAACTTGTCACCGATCTGGTAAAGACATTCAAACCTACGCCCGAGGAGGAGCAAGAAAAGCCTACCTTCGAGATCATCTTCACTGCCGAAGAGCTGGAAAAAATTTTAAACCACACGCAGAACGACGCCGTGCCAGCCGTAGCCATTGGTGCGTTTGCGGGAATAAGAACGGCGGAGGTCTGCCGATTGACATGGGAGGACATCAATTTGGAACGCAAAACGATTCAAGTGAAGAAATCCGCTTCCAAAACAAAGAGCCGTCGATTGCTTACGATCAGCGACAATCTGGTCAAGTGGATAGACACCTTCAAAGGAAAACGTGAAGGAAGGATTGTGGGCATTGGGAAGAACTGGATCTTCAAACGTCGAGCGGATGCTTTGGAAAAAGCTGGTATTGAGAAATGGAAACGCAATGGGCTACGCAAGGGATACATTTCAGCGCGGATGGCTAACGCCGATGCTAATAGCTTCTCGGTATCCAAATACTGCGGAAACTCTCCCCAGATATTGGAATCTGAATACAAAGAACTAATCGACCCGGTTGATGCAGAAGCGTTGCTATCGATTGCCCCAAAAGAAACTTTAAAATAATGGTTGCATCAACCCATGCATTTGCATACCTTCTCACGCAACGGGTAATACCGTCCTTAAACAAAACAATACCATGCCAAACAAAATATCTGATGACCGCCGACGTGTGGTCTACCTTGAAGAAAAAGAGAACTGGGAAATGATGAAAAAAGTAGCCAAACGTGAAGGCGTAAGCCCAAGCACTCTAGTCCGCATTGCCACTGCCCAGTTGGTTGAGAAACTCAAAGCCAACCCCAATACCCGATTCATCGTACCAATCTTCCAGTAACCTTGGTGTTCTCTTCATTGAGAACACTGCTAAAAGGTTGAATCAACCACACATGAAAAGAACATCTTCCATTATCCTAGAAGCGGCTCACAGCTTCAGAGTTACATCACTGCCCAACGGCCGGGTTAAAATCGAACTGGAAGATGTCGAGACGAAAGATCTGGAACCCACTGAGCCCAGCACTTGTTACGACAAGGCTGGAGTAGCGCGTAGGCTTGGGGTAGGGAAACGGAGTATCGATAACTACATCCGCCAACCCCGTAACCCCTTGCCATATTCAATCTCCATGGGACGAGCTCGGTTCTTGGAGAGCGATGTCATTGAGTGGATCAAAGCAGGTCAATCCACTGCGGCAAAACGAGTCAAAGCACGACTGGGATGAAAAAAGCAACCCTCGCACTAGATCTGGCGACCCAAACTGGTTGGGCTTACTCAGCCAACGGGCTTGTGTCGTCAGGTAGCGAAGGGTTTCAGCTTAAAAAGAAAGATGGACCAGGCATCCGCTTTTTAAAATTTCGGAGTTGGTTGCGAGATCAAATCGAACTGATTAAACCCGAGTTAATCGTTTACGAAGAGGTCATGCGCTGGTCTTCCGGGGCAGCTGCCAAGTGCTATTGTGGGTTGCTGGCGATC